TAGTCAGCAACGAAGGAGCACCTATAGTCAGCAACGAAGGAGCACCTATAGTCAGCAACGAAGGAGCACCTATGGTCAGCAACGAAGGAGCACCTATGGTCAGCAACGAAGGAGCACCTATGGTCAGCAACGAAGGAGCACATGTTGGTGAAGCATTTGTAGTTGATAATGAAGAACCTTTGGTTGGAGGTGTAGATGCAGCAACAGAAACTCCAACTGAAGTGAGTGTCAATAATGAAGTAACAGATAATCCAACTGAAATGAGCGTTAGCACAAGTGAAGCTCCAAATGAAGTAAGAGAAACTCCAACTGTCAGTGTTAGCGAAGAAGTAACAGAAGCTCCGACTGATGTGAGCGAAGCTCCAACTGAAAAAAAGGTTGAAATGGAAAAGGATGGAGATTTTGTAATGGTTGGAAGAGAGTCTCCAAAGATAACTGAGGAGATGGTTGACCAAATGAATGAGGCTAATAAGGAGTTTATTGAGAATAACAAAGATGACAGTGATTTAGTGGATAGTTTGGTTGAGGATTTGAAGAGTATAAGTTTAACAGAGAAGGATCAAAAGAGTCTCGAAAAGTATTCACCAACAGATGAAAATTTGATGGTAAGTAAACTTGCAGAAAGTGCTGGAGACTTAATTGATGACCCTGACTACAACCCATACTCATCTTCTCCTGAAGAGGTAGCTGATGCTCGACCAGAGGTAGTTGAAACTCGACCAGAGGTAGCTGATGCTCGACCAGAGGTAGCTGATGCTCGACCAGAGGTAGCTGATGCTCGACCAGAACCCACAATTGTACAAGCCGAAGTTCCAGTTGTCCGTCCACAGGTAACTGAAGTCCGACCAGATGTAGCTGAAGCTCAATCTGAGGTAGCTAAAGAAGTATCAGCACCACAACATGTAGATGATAGTCCAGTCGTTCTCGAGGGTACAACAACTGTAGCTGAAGCTCGACCAGAGGTGACTAGTATCCGACCAGAGGTGACTAGTATCCGACCAGAGGTGACTAACGTTCAACCAGAGGTGACTAATGTCCGACCAGAGGTGACTAACGTTCAACCAGAGGTGACTAATGTCCGACCAAAAGAACTTAGGAATAAGGCATCTAATATGTTAACAACTTTGAGGAGTGATATGAGTGGGGCTACTAAGTTTGTGAATCCTTATAGAATGAGGAGGAAGATTAATGAGAAGAAGTTAGAGAGATTGAGAAATGCGAAGATTAAGAAGAACTATTTAGTCAATTATTAGAAATACGTTTAATTGGGGATTAAAAAAGATATTAATCTTTAAGAACCAATGAATTTTCTAACAAATCCACTATTTTTAGCATTAATATTAACTACAATTGTTGTCCTAGTGACTTATATGTACCACGTGAACAAGCAAAAGAAGGAAGGTAAAGAACCAAAGGGTACATTCTACTATGTTGGTTTAACTGTAGTTGTATTCGCTCTCTCGTATGGTGGTGTTTATTTGTACCAAATGTTTTCAACTGGAGGTGGTGTTAATGAGTTGACTAGCAAGGTTATGAGTGGTGGTCAAAAACTTGTAGATGAGAGTAAGAAAGTTGTAAATTCTGTTAAGAAAGCTAGTCAACCAGTTGTTTTGGAACAAAGTGGAGGAATAGGCACTGATGAGGTAAGATGTGACCTTCCTGACTGGTAAAACTTTTTGAAAAAAAGTTTTAGATCAAAAATATCGAAACCGATACTTAAAACTGTTTTGGATAATGTAATTGAAATATATGAATTTTAGCATATATTTCAATAATTATTTAAAGTTATTGGTTGTTTTGATTAACAATGCTGTATTCAGATATATTAAGTTACTATTTATTGACAGGTGTTCTATTCTCTCTAATCAATGTTCCATTGAATATGTGTTTCAAAATTGGATTTTATGATTCAAAAGCTCCATATATGTCCTGGGGATTGAGCATATTCCTCTGGCCTATTGTTATATACATCTATTTGACCTTGGGACTACTTGTTCTAATATTGTTCGGTTGTAAATGTTTATCAACGTTGTGTTGTAAACAGTAACGTACCAAGTAAATCATATTTATTAACGATTCTTTATAAATTAACGCTCATTTATTGTTCGTTTATAAAAAATCTGTAAAATCTTTAGTAAAGTATATTGTAATGTCATATAGTCTAAGAAAATTTGACATGAATAAGATAAAAGATGGATCGACTGTTCTTATTTTAGGCAAAAGAGCAACTGGTAAAACAACATTAGTAAAAGATATTTTGTATTACAAGAGGGATATACCGAAAGGTATAGTAGTGTCACCAATAGCTGATTTCGACAGATATGACAGACATGTACCTAAAGCGTTTATACACAAAGAGTGTTCAGAGGAGTTACTTGATGGATTGCTTAATGAGAGAAAGAGAACAAATCATGTGAAAAGATACGATTATCCCGATATGGATGCAAGGGCATTCGCAGTGTTCGATAATTGTATGTTCTACCCGGGTGCTTACAAAAGCCAACAAGTGAGAAAGATTTTTTTTAATGGACGAAATTACAGATTAACAGCAATCTTTACAGAGTCTTTCGGGTTGAAAATTCCTCCAGCAATAAGGGGCAATATAGATTATGTATTCATTTTCAAAGAGAATTTTGTATCTAACAAGAAGAGATTGTATGAGCATTATTGTGGAATGTTTCCAAATTTCGAAGTTTTCGACAGATTCTTCACAGAATTCTTTAAAAATGATTATGAATGTTTAGTTGTTGACAACACAAATTGGAGAGGTAATAAGATAGAGGATAATCTATATTGGTACAAAGCGAAGAGACGCAAGAATTTTGAAACATGTAGTGCTGTAACATGGAAATTTAGTGATGATAACTATTTTTCAGAAGAGAGTGAAGATGATATATCACTTGCCGATAGCGTCTGCGATAGTGACAGTGACGGCTTCTCAATAGATGAGGATTTCATATACGACGATGTTAAAAACGTCAAAATATAATTAAAATATATAGTATTTCATATGTCAGATCCTATCGTGAAAGTTTTTGATAAAACTGTTATAGCAAAAAGTGTTAACAGAATTTATAAAGATTGTTCCATTAACATTGGCAATTTATTTGATAAAATACGTAAAACATTGAAAACTTATACTTATGGTAACGGATCGGAACTTGATGAAGATGATATAGATTGTCATTACAATATTGAAACGAATGGTTCATATTACACTGTGACTGTAACAGCAGAAGGTCAATTATATAAAAAGAAATAGAAAAGTAAAATATAAAATGTATTGTGACAGACTACATTCTATATTACAAACCAAACAAATCCACAACTTTCAACCACTTTATGAACAAACTACATTTAGCAACATACTCAATCGATAATTTCACATTTCGTCGCAATAAACAGTGTTAATTACCAGGCAGATATGGTTTACAGAAGTCTCAATCCAAAAAGAGCGATGGCTTACAGATCTCTCAAGGAGTTATTATTGGTAGTGTATTACTACTTTACTGCAATGATATAATACCTAGCGATTTTTACAATGATGTTATAAAATGTGTTATGCGAGGTGATGTTGATTGGAATCATTATGATTGTATGTTACAATTAGTTGAAAGATTTGACATGGATTTACACAAAAACTCTAAAAGTATACTGATTAACGCGTAGGGTTCAAAAGGTAACGGTAGGATCGCTTCGGGAGATGCACTCTCCCTTTATAAAAAAAATTGAATAATTTTTCATATGAATATCAAAGATAGGTGTAATGACTATGTTTGATAACGATCCACGTTTCACAATTGGGACTAGTACTGATTTTGATAAAAGAAATACCAATACGAATATTGTTTGTGTATCTGATAGCTACATTGGATATAGAAATCAAATACCAAATACAGAATGTATAGAAGATATTTCGAAGAGTTTTGTAGACAAATGTACAAGTGATAAAAATTTCATATTATGTCACAATATTCATATCAAGATTAATATCAATATTGATACTTCTAGTACTGGCTCTAAACGTTTCGATAAGTCGATAACAATCTATGGCGACAAAGTATCAAAAGTACAAGTACCAAGTATGGAACAAGGTCAAGATTGTTAAAAAAAATGAAAATTATAATATAAGAAACTACAATTCTTTGTAGCATATTATGTCAATGAGAAAAGAAAATATACCTCATTTCACTTTTACACGTGATGCTAAAAAAGAGAATAGAGCTAAAAATCTGAATAATTTTGTTATTTGTGATAATACAATCATATCAACATACAGTTTCAGATTTGACGAAGTATTTTATCATGATCACGATGCTAAACGAATGGAGTATTATCAAATGGTTTCAAAAACAATTATGAATAACATTCCAACTGGAACAACGAAAAAGACTCCAATCAAATTTGTCCAAGATGTTATGAATATTGGTGGAAGAGATGTGTTCACTGTTACGGGAACGTGTACGTTTGGATAAAATGTTTATTATAATTAAATTGGTGTTTAGATTGTATCATCTGTACTGATGATAGATAACTTTCTATCACCAAAGATCTTCTCAATCATGTCAATCTTATCACTGTATTCATCATTTACTTTTTCCATAAACGATGATATATCATCAATCTGATGCACATCAGTGTCTATACCAATTGCATAATCATAATACATTTCATACGCAAGCTTCTTTACCGCCAAACCACAATCATTTTGGATTACATGTTTAAGATCATAATCTCCTGGATCAAGAAACTTTTCATATTCACTTTGAATTGAATAATCTTTAATCTTATCTTTGTAATAAAAATCTTCGGGCGTCAAAGATGTATCCTCACACTGTTTGTAAAACTCCTGAATCTCTTCGTTCAATATCTTGACGAAACCTTCGAAATCCAATTTTGGAAGAAACTTATCTTCTACAAAATCCTTCAATGATATAGGAACTTCCTTATTAGCAATACATTCTGTAACATAATCAATATATGTATTTTTGTAAGCATTGCATACATATTTGGAGCGTTCACTGTATCTTTCTAAAGCTTTATATTGATAAAGCTCAATACTAACCTTATTGCTTTCTGCAAGTCTCCTTCTGCATGTTTTTTCAATGTCTTTAATCAAATTCGGACAAACACCACTCTTTTTAATAAGTTCGTAT